CTTCCCCATTGATCTGATGTTAATGAATCTTGTTTGGAAGAATAATATAAATTTCTATATCCTCTATCAATAGCTGTTTGTACTGTATCCCAACCTACGTTAGCATTTTCTATTGATAACAAAGCATCATTATATTCTGATGCTATACCTACTAACATATGGCCATAATCACGAGTACCAATTTGTCCTCTATATTCTGCTACTTGTGTTGCATTTTCAATATCAAACACATGACACGCAGAATAGTCTTTACCATCACCTCTAGCTACGTCGGCTACTACTAGATAACTTTTGCTATAATCGGGTTGTTCCCATATCCATAAGTTACCATCTACACTTCTTTTTTCAAGTGGATCTAACAAATTAGCTTCAAACCATCCTATAATTTCAGGTTCAAATACTGTATCCCCTGAAGTTGCAAAATCACAATCACACTCTTGAGCAGCCATCCTTAAACCCAAATCACTATCTTGTCTAACCCTCCATTCTTGATTTCGTTCAGGATGTACACTCCATGGTAAACGAATAGGTACAAATGAATTGTCTCCTATTTCTGCTTTCTGCCATGTTTGGTGAAACCAGTTTCCTGTACCATTAGGAGTAGACAATGCTATACATCCACCACCAGTAGCTAAGGTTTGTTGAGCAGAAGCAAATATCTCTTCAATACTTTCAATGAACGCAGCCTCATCTATTATCAGTAAAGATACTGCTTCAGATCTACCAGCATCGCTAGCAGCCGAAACAGCTTTTACTTGAGAGCCATTTGCCAATTTAAGTAAAAGTTTGTTGTTTTCCAAAGGTTTCTCAGCACCTTTTAACCACGAAGGTAGATTGTCATACATAAATCTTACCTTAGTAACCATGTTTTTAGCAGTGTCTTGCTTAGTTGCAATACACAACACGTTTTTATCTTTATGGAATAACATCATCCATAATGAAAAACCAGCTACAAGAGTAGAGATACCTAACTGACGAGATTTAAGTACTATGTTGTAATTATTTTTTTGGAATTGATATAGTACTTTTTCTTGGAAAGGATATAAATGGAATTGTATGCGACCCCTAGTTGGGTGTTGGATCATACAATATTTTTTCATGAAATGTGCAGGATCCGTCATGCATTTAACGTACTCCTGCTTAATTATATCCTTAATATTCTGATCGCTCATGCACGTGTTTATATATAAATATATAGGTGCATGTAGAAATTATTATTTAACAATAACACCGATTACTATACCAGCAGCAACACCTACACCAACGCCTTTAATACGGCCCCAAAATGCTTTTTTCTTTGCTGTTTTAAGATCTTTTTCTAATATACTAACGAGATCTTTTGATATTTGTAATTGTTGAGTTCTAATTTTAATAGCTGAATCGGCTTTATTTAATGCTGATTTATTAAAATTGAGTGCTACTTTTAATGTATCTACTTGGCCACTTAATAATTTGTTTTGGTCTTTTTCTATACTTACTTCAGTAACTAAAAAATCTTTTTCAGTTAATTCTTTCACTACTTCATTACCTACATTTTGATCAAGAGCTAAATCAACACCGATTTTTTCTACATGAACATAGCGTTTTACAAAAAATGAATCAATAACGTCTTTGGAAAGATTATTTAGTGCAGCTAATGCTGCTTCTTTTTCTTTACGTAATTTTTCTGCTTTAGCTTTTGCTTGAACAACTGCAGCATCTGCTTTATAGGCAGCTGCTTCATAAAATTCAGATGAATCTTGTAAACGCTCTTTTTCAGCCATTACTTCTTTAAACTCCTCTTCTTTCTGTTCAATTTGTTGCTTTAATACTTTAATTTCTTTTTTATGATACTTGTTATTAAAAAGACCAAGTAAAACAAATAATAAAATAATAATAGCAATTATTAATAACGGTTTTTTGTTTTTAGAAATAATATCTAATATTTTTTTCATACAATTATCCTTTATAGTTTACAAGTTTTTGCATATGCTCATATATGTTTTCATAATCTTTGAACGTTGGTTCATAGCTTACATCTTCAACACCTGTATCTTCCATTATTTCATCATCGATATCTTCAATATCAATATCTACGTCTACTTGTTTTTCAGGGGCAGATGGAGCTATAGTTTTACCTAATTTTTTAGCTACAATTTTAGAAAGATAATCAGCATTTACTGATTTGAATTTGAAATCAAGTGATTTAAGTACTTTATCTTGTACTGATGGTTCTAATTCTTTGATTTTATCTACTAATGTATCTATTTTTTGTGTTAATACATCTGTAGCTAATTCTTTACTTTTCTTAAGTGCTTTTTTATAGTCAGCAGCATTTAAATCGCCTTCTTCCTCACGAATAGCACCCAAACGTGATCTTGATTCTTTATAATTATTGATAATAGATTGAATTAATCTATCGTTGTTTGTAACAAATTCAACTGATGCTTGTGATACAGGATCCATTGTTATTGGAGGTGCTTTTTCAATATCTGTTGCACCAGGTTCTTTTTCAAATTCATCTTCACCTTCATCTTCAACAGTATCTTCAGGATCTAAAATATCTTCAATATCCTCGTCTTCATTTTCAGGTGTTTCAGGGATATCTTCTGTTTTTTCTTGTTCTGTGCCTACAAGAGCACCAACATCAATTAAAGCAGCGAATATAGGATATATACGGGGCATTTTACCTTCAAAACCAACACCAGCAGCAATTGCAGGACCAGTGGTTTCGTCTTTGCCATCAAGGAATGCTATAATATCCTCTAATTTTTTAGGACTAATTGGACCACCAGTTTTAATACCTTTAGCTTTTTCCTTAAAATCAGCTGCTACTTTAAATGTGGCTGCTTTACGTGCCATTTCTTCAATAAACTCAACTGGATTGTCTTGTGAGCCAATTTTAGTATTTCTTTCTTTAGTACGTAGATTTTGTATAAAAGTACGTTTTTGAGCAGGTGTTAATTGTCCTGGGTCTTGAGATACATCTACAGTAACAAGTTCCTTGATACGGCCTTTGATATATTCTTTTAATTCGCTTTTTTTCATTGCTTGTTGTTTGTGTCCGTTATAAATATTTATTAAATGTTTCTAACACAATGCTAATACGCTCCTCTGTTGTTCCTTCAATTTCCACTAATCGTTGTGGTGGATATTCGTCAAGCAGCTCACGTATTGTTTTATCGATTTTGAATCTATACGTTAAATCTGTTGTTCTAACGCCGTTATCTTCAACTTTAACACCACGAGGACTAACATAAAATACAATATCATAATAGTCTTTTAACAGTAAAGCGGCGTCTACAAATGTATTTTTTTCGTATTTGCTTATGGATTGTGCACTTAAAGTAAATGCACATACATCCCATATAGTACGATCTGTCAGTACATTATCACGCAATACTTCGCTAGCACGTTCAGCCAAAAATATCATTTGACCAGGTATTGTAGAATCAGTATTTAACGGAATACCTAAATCACGTAAATACTTGCTACGTTCAGTAGCAACATAATAATCTTTAAATTCAGGCAATTCAGCTAGTGCTTTAACTAATGTAGTTTTACCTACTGACATTGTACCTGCAAAACCTATCTTCATTATAATCTAGTTTTAAATAATGGATTTTTAGCTGGTGGAAGTCCTGTATGATTACGTTTTAAATCTTTAAGTACTTCAACTGTATTGCCTTGATAAATGCCCCAGAAATAATATTCTTTTTTATTATCTGGTGTAATTAAGGCAGGACCTTCTACATTATGTAATACCCAAATCTTTTCATTTGCTTTAGGGTCTTTTTTGTCTGTAATATCATGACCTAAACGTGTTGTCTGAGAAATAACTAATGTGTGTCCTTCTGTTGTTTTAATTTTTCTTTCCATTTTTTTCGTTTATTTTTTTCATTTGTTTTTCAATCTTCTTTTGCTGCTTTACTTCCTTAGCTATTTGTTTTAATTTTTTCTCAGCACCAGCTTTATACTTGATATCAACCTCAATAGGACCTTTATCAAACTTATCTAAATCAAATTTCCATGTTTCAGTAGTAAGTTCATCTTCGTATACACGAGTAAATTTACGTGGATGATCTTGATGTACTATTGTTTTTGGTCTACCTCTTCTTTCTTCCATAATATAAAGGTAAGATTATGGATTTAGTATCCCAAAT